GCCTTTTTCAATACCAGCTACAACCTTGTGGATTGAGACGTATTTCTCAATAGCCACGCCCATGCAGTCATCAATAGATGTTCCATTAGGGTCAAACAAGAAGTTCTTGGGGTTGATAGGCATGATCTTCACGCCAATCCTGTCCCTCTCAATCACGCCAATAGCCGCTTGCCCTTGTTGATTAGGGATAAGTTGAGTAGAGGGAATAAATTCTTTCTCAGTCTTGACAATGATCTCGCCAATGCCTGTTCCATAGATTTCAGCCATCAATTCGATCTGGTCGATAGATTTTCTGATCTTGTCTTTCTTGAAGTCTTCCATCAACTGAGCTTTAATCATCTCAACATCAATGGGGTTTCCATTAACGTCTTGGATGTTGTCCTCAATATCAAAGAAGTCACCCTGACCAAAGATAGCTTCCATGATCTCAGCATGGCGAGTCTCTACTGCTTGTTGGGTAGCAGGGGTTACGATTCGGCTACGCTCAGACTCACGGGTCTTATCTTCAGCCGCCCATTGACCACGGAAGATGCGCTCGTATTCCAGCCAATCAGGAAGAAAATTAGTATCTCTGTAGTCACGCCACTTAGTGCAGTGGTCAGTAACAAATGCTGTAAGTTCTTCGTCAGCCTCTGTAGGCTGATAAAACTCGTTTTGTTCTAGCTTGACTTGTTTGTCTGTTGCCATTTATATCCCCGAAATAATATCTAGAGGCTCCCACTCATCTTCTTGGTCATCAACAAAGTATGAGGTCACAGCCAGTTGGTCAATGTAGGAGAGAGCATCAGGCAAGTCATCGTGAACACCTTGGGCAGGGAACATCAAAAGTTGATCTTTGAATTCATCCCAATCTTCCTCAGAGTTCAGCACAATACGCCCATGCTCAAACCTTCCTTGGAGACTCCAGATAATTCTGTCAGTCTTTTTCCTGTTGCCATGCGTTAAGTCAACTATGTGGGAATATACATTATTTTTCCTCATTAGGTCACTCAAATAAGGCAAAACAGCGTTTTTTAACGCACCTCGCTCAATTCCAACACTCAAAGGGCGGTATTCCCGCATCTTCAGCAGAATCGTGGCGGCAGTCTCCCGAATGTCCCAACGCCCATAAACAATCTCTTTGACAAACCACTTACCCTCGTCAGTCACCTTGACCACAGCTACGGCAGTCTGGTCTAGCCTTTTCTTAGAGTTAGCCGCCTGTCTAGCCACTTCCTCAAATCCAGCTAGGTCGACAGCAATGAAATAACTTCCATACTCAGGCTCAGTCCCGTACTTAATCCATTCTTCTTTGAATACATCGCTACCCGCATTGTCGAAAGATGCCATATACTCTTGCTTGAAGGCGAACGAACTTAGGGTCTTCTTTGCGCTCTCGATTTCACTAGGGTCGATCAAAGGGTTGTCTTTGGTGGTGAAATGCCAGCTTTTCCAGTCTGTATCTTCTTCTGACATTCCAAGTTTAAAGATGTCATAGAAGAAATTGCGACCCTTGGGAGTGCCGATGAACATAGCCCTACCCTTTTTGTCTGACAGAGAAGCACGAATAACCTGTTCCCATGCTTCGGGTTTGATGTCTGCAACCTCGTCAAGCACAGCATAGGTGAGCGACACTCCTCGCAAAGTATCTGGTCTATCAGCACCTCGGACATAAATCTTTGCTCCGTTTATCAAGGTAATGTCCATGTTATTAATGTGGCTGGCTTGGATAACCTCCCTGCCCAACTCCATCAATACATCCCAAACGATCTGCCTTGCCTGTCCGTTAGTTGGCGCTACATATAACACTGCACTACCAGCAGGACAACGCAACCCCTCTATAAGCAACGTAATCGCCGCCAAACGAGACTTGCCACACCTACGACCAGCGGCTATCACCTTAAACCTTGTGGAATCCTTAAATACTGTCTCCTGCCAAGGCAAAAGTTTAAATGATAGATCAGCCATTAAATTGATTACCTTTTTGAAGGTTTTTATGTTTTTCAAGAATCTGTAGATTCCAAGGAACATTCAAACCACTTACGTTTTTCCCACGCAAAGGAACAATATGGTCAACATGGTAGTAGTCTCCAGTGTGCATTCCAAGCATATTGGCTGTGTAATAGTATTCCTCAATTTTGTGTTTATCTAAAGGAGAGAGCCATTTTGGAGTTCTTTCCAACAAAGCGGCTCTTTTATGGGAAGAATATGTGGCTTGCTTATGTTTGTTAAGGTTTCTCCACTCCACCATTCTTTCAGAATATTCGGTTTTCTTTAAGGCGTAGTTGTCCCGCATTTGCTGTAATTTGCTTTCTTTTTTAATTTCAAAAGCAATTTTCATACACTCACAACAAGTACCTTTACCTGTATATCGTTTAGCTATATGCTCATTAACGCATGGTTGACCAGTGAAATAAAACTTTTCATTATTAAGTTTGGCTTGATGCCGTTCACTTTTAATCGTCATTTTTTGCCTCAATATCTTCAGCATCTACAGTGTCAACTTGGCTAATTTCACCAATGCCTGTGATATTGATTGTAATTGCTGAACGCTGTTTTCCCTCTTTTTCAAACAAAGTAACGGGAAGCATCCTATCCATACATAGCTTCAACGCCGCCATCTGTGCAGGGTGGTCATCATCAAGGGCAATCTGAACAGTCTTCTGTACAACATTGACTCCAGCACTGTTTATCAGGAGTTCCTTGAGTTCCTTGACCCGTTGGTTCTCAGTCTTAGGCAACAAAGCTAATGGCTTGGCATCAGCATATTTAGCCATAGTCAATTTACCTGAACCCTTGGGGCGACCTCTTGGCGTAGCCAAGTTGTCTTGTTCCTTCGGAGGGCGACCCTTTTTCTTCAGGTTATCAGGGATTGCATCTACTACGTTCATCTTTTATCCAATCAGGAAGATCACCAACACGGCTGGAGACTGTTCACATAAAGCAGTGTGTCACAACTCAATTAAACAACAACTTTCAACGGCGCTAACCCATCGTCAGTCTCCATGCGTCTTGGAAGTTAGTACATACTTTACATGAGAACAGGAATCTTGTATAGTGGACTCAAACGGGGGCATCACCCACCCCTCTATGCGGTTGAGCCGACCAAGTAGGATAAACGTAGTGAACCATGTAGTTCTTAAGTAAAGACTCACATCTTGAACGGGGCTTGTAGCGTGGAGTGATAGGACTGACAGCCATCACTAACTTAGATAAACGAGAGGCTCTCCTTTAAAAGGACATACCCACTCACGGGTGTCTATCCTATTTGTCAACCACCTTCTTCCCTAATCCAATCCAGCTTGATTGTTGTGTAACACTAAGATTAGCTTAACTTATGCGGAGGAGGGTACACAAATATTTACTCACCACACACCACCCCTCCCCCCCATCAAAGTAAGCACTAACTAACATAAGACAAGTTTCATAATGCGGAATGAGTTAACCGACTAGGTGGTCGGGTAATGCTAGTGATAATGAGTTGTCGTTATCAATAGGCATATGGGCTTTATGCACCATTTTCCCCACACCTCATAACTTCTAGTCATATACACTCAGAATTCAGAATACAATAAATTAGGTTTCACATTGTGGGATTGCACTGTTTTGGTGAATAGTGCTTACTAACATCCCTTTTTTGGGGCAGAGTGTCTACTAACATCACCAAGATGGTGCGCTCTGTTAGTGGGTACTATCATCGGATAGCTTGGTTTTGCTGAAAGTGCAAAACTGGCATGGTAGTTGCATAGTAATAGAGTCCTTGAGACAATTCCTCAACACTTAAAAGGCTTCAATATGAGAAAAGTAGACACCCATAAATTCACTGGCACTGACCTAGACAAGGCTTACGATAACCTCTGCCACCTTATCCGGCATGGTTGGGACTTCGCTGATGCCTGCTACAAGGCTTCACAGTCCAACGGGGTAGACTATGCCACCTTGTCAGACTTCTATGATGAAATGAGCGCCACAATCTGACAATTCAGCGGTAAGCCCTCACGGGCTTATCAGTGCATTGTCGCACTATTTGAAAGGCTTTGATATGAACAACATTATCATCTTTAAACAGTCCTATGGTGAATTCACCACCGAGCAAGATGGGCGCTTGTCAGGTCATGTAATGACCATTACAGGGAAGCGCAAAGATGGAAAATATACTGTCACCCATGCTTTCGGCAATGGCAAGCGCTTCAGGAATATATACACTGTAGAACAATTACAGTGGGAGATATTCAAGATGGAACGCAAAGAGCAGGAACAAACAGTTTAATCAACTCAAGCCCTTCGGGGCTTACTTTTGAAAGGCTTAAAAATGACAACACTGAATCAATCCGCATTAGATAACTGGGCAGAAGATGAAGCGCATATAAGCGCAGAATTCGCCATTGAATTATTTAATTCTGAGGGCGCAGACTACTATCATCAGTGGCTAATCAAGGAAAGGTCTTGCGTTATCCACAATGTGTTTGATGATGATGAAGCGCTTATTAAGCGTTATATCGATAGATTCAATGAATTGACTGCACCTATAACCAATTTTTATATGTGAATTGAAAGGCTTAAAAATGGATACGATTAAATTCAACACAGTGCTGGATGACACTGGCAAGCCCTTTGGTTATGATGTGACCGGCATGGTTACCTTGGACAATGAAGAGACACATTTAGGCTTTTCATGCTTTAACTTTGACAAGGCTTTTAGCGAACTTTGCTACTGGGTGAAAGAATGTCCTAGTGCTAACATTATCTACACTACTTCAACACTTTGAAAGGCTTAAAAATGAAACACTACATTGTCCCAATAATTCAGACAATCCTATGCTTGGCAGTGTGGGCATACATCGGCGTATTGCTTGGCTTGGGGGTTTAATGAGCACTCAAAAAGTTATATCCAGCACCTTTGGCATAGACCAAGCTGAATTGTCGGAATACCGATACCAGCCAACACGCACCAAGCAAGCCATCTACTCAATCGGGGATAGATACTTTGCTTGCGGAAATAAGACCCCACAGGATGAAGTTGGACGGGACTGGATGGTAGAAACCGACCAATTCTTTGCCAAGCAAAGCGGCACTATTTTATGGTCATCTAAGGTTAAATAAGAGTCCAAACCCTTGGGCATTCTGTGCCTTTGGGCTTGCACTTTTGCAAGGTTTTGAAAGGCTTAAATATGTCATCAGATATCAAAAACAGCGTCGAGCACATTGTCAACAATATCCAAAATGGATTCCCTGATGAATTAGGGCAAGACGATCAGCCCTTTTCAGCATTCGATTATCTGCAAGATGCGCTCGACATTGAATACATTGTCAACAGTAAGAGGGAATACTTGGGCGCTCGGGTCTTGGTGGCCTTTGGTGGCCCGAATATTTGGATTAACACACGAACCAAACAGGTCGAGGGTTATTGGTGGGGCGATTCCTGCGTCATGTCTTACGATACTGATGCAATGGATTTAGACAGCGCATTGTCAGAACTTTATAACTGCTAAAGGCTTAAAAATGACTTATTACGATAAAGAGTTTAAAAAACTGAACAATTCAGATTACGCTGATATAAAACTGATCGGGAATTTTGGCTCAACTAAATGGCTGACCATCACGCCCGAGCAAATTCAAGCCATTCTAGAAATACTCAACAAAAACGAGGTGAAAGAATGAAGCATTGCATGGTTTGGTTTGGTCACATGACACATGGAACATTCACCATTGGCTCAGATGAAAATCCCATAGTTATAGTGAATTCAATAGAAGAAAAAGCAATAATGAGCCCTGAAGATGTCGAGGAATACATGGAAAGCCAAGGGCATGATAGCTACTTGGTGCTGGATGAATTCCAAGGCGATATTGTTTTTTCTCAAACTTTTTTGAAAGGCTTAACCAATGACTAACTCCCAAGCACTTACCCAAGCCCTAATCCTCGCTATTACTGCGCCTGATGACTTCAAAGCCCAAAAAGCCATAGAGTTATCGGAAGAACTTGCACAGCGTTTAAACAGTGCCGAGGTTGACCAATGCAAAGCCGATGCCCTTCTAATCTTGGAGATGACATGAACACTTATAAAATTGAAATAATTCTAGAATTAAATGAAGAACAATCTCTTGAATGGGTTTTTCAAGCAATTAAAGACCAATTAGAAGATGGTGAATTCATTAAACTTGGGCGCTTCATTAAACTTGAACCCGATATTGAACCCGAAAGCGTTTAAACATGATTTACGCAACAATCGCCCTACTGCTAAAAATCATTCTCAGAAAATAAGTTAGTAAACACTCACTTACAACCACCTTCGGGTGGTTTTTTCTTGCCCACTTTTAAGACCCTGTAAGCCCGACAATGTACCCTTTGATGGATTGTTAAAAATAACGGCTGAAAAGTACCTTTAAAACCCTCACAGGGGTCAATCTGCCACTGTGCAAAGCCCGATATATTCTAGATTGTCATCCGAGCGCAAACCTATTGCATGGAAATGCACCGCCCAACGTAGGCAAACCCTAAACCCTTCCGATAGATTGCCCTCACCTATTGCCCGAATAGCTTCGTATTCGATGGGGTCAAACTTGATAACTATGCCCTTTTTTTCGTCATTGTCAGACATTGGCTTGTCTCCAGTATTCAGCGATCAGCAAAGCTTCCGCTCGGTTAATGTCCTTTTTGAGCTTTAGTGGCGCTTTGGGGAATAGCTTCCGAGCAAGGTCTAATGCCTCGTTTTTGTCAGCAGTTAACCCAAAATGGCCTTTCCATTTTTGAGGGCTTACCAAGTGAAAAGGGTAGTTAGTCAATTCGCATACTGCGCTAATAACCCCTACTGCTCTTGCAAAATTCCAAGTTGAGGAAATGCCCTGCTTTGGCATAGCGTGTACCTGTTCCATGCAAATCTGTGCGCCCTCTCGTGGGTCAACAATGGAAAGGATTCGACTCTTAAACACCAAGGCGAGGATATGCTTGTCCCTGTGGTCTATCATGAACGACTCGACATAATTTGAGTCATGGTCTATTGCCCCAAGTGCGCCACTTACTGAACCAGCATCAATCCCTATGTAAATCATTGATTTCCTTCATGTTTTTGACTAAATCGTCTTTAATCCCCACCCACAAACCAGATATGTCGCTGTCTAACTCTTTCGCCCTGTGCCATGCGTGACTCTTGGATGCTGGTTGTTTCGCCATCCAAACCAAATGGTTCAATGTCTCCGCATACAAACAAGGATTGCATGACAAGGCTTTGCGGGTGCGATTTTCCATCCTTTACCTCGTCAAGCAATTTATTGGCTTCTGTGCGGGTCATGCTACTTTACCTTTAAACCCTTCTCTAATCATTTTCAGTATTTCAGGGTTTGGCTTGGCATTTTTAGCATCTTCATCAAGTTTTGCAAGGGCAGGGTCACGCTGTGAGCTTGATGGGACTGTCTGTTTTGCAAGGTCAGTGTGTTTAAACAGCATCTTTTGGTTTCTTACCCAGTTACGCCATGTTGCTTGCCAATCCAGCTTTGTAGAGCCTGAACCAGCTTTTGCGCTCCAGTAATCTCTAAACTGCTCTCCCACGCTCCGCAAGTCTAAATCGGGTCTTTCCTGTTTAGCCCAATCTGCCCATTCTTTTGGCAAAACCCAATCAGCAGAGAGGCGTGAGCCTCTTGTGGACTTTTTGGCTTCTGTCTCTGTCTCTCTCTTTGTCTCTGTCTCTGTCTCTGTCTCTGGTCTAGCATCTTGCTGACAGTCTGCTAGCACTCCGCTAGCAATCTCAAAGAATCCCTTATCAATCAATGGCTTAACACCATCATCGTATTCTTTCTTGGTGATGTGCAGTCTAAACATGAGGTCATCGACTGACCCATCAAAAACACCATTTTTAGACTCTGATGCTAGCAACCACATCAAAGGTGCTAGCGCCTTGCTAGCAAGTGGCAAGGTCATAAATGTTCTGTCGTTTAATGTCTCACGATGGAGTTTTATCCAAGGTGGATTGCGGTCTTTATAGTGCTGGAATACAGCCCAATTTTTGGGTACAAGTTTCATAATAAACCTCACATCGTTGGTCATCATCACAAAAAGAAGCATTGGCAGGACGGTGATGAATCGCCTTTTCCCCCGCTAAAGGTAGCCATGCCTCAACTATATATTAACTTTTCTTTTGTTGTTGGTGTTTTTCAATGGATTTAGCTAAATATGGTCGCAACCATTTAGCTCCTCCAAGTCGTTTGAACTCATTCCACTCAGTTAAGGTGGCTCGTACAGCAATGGTCTTGCCGCTTTTGGTCATTTCAGTTTTAGGTCTTGGCATAGAGGGATGGATTGTGTAGTGTTATACAAACAACGCAATTAGGGTTTGTCCTAGTGTTCAACGCTACGATTTGTGTAACACTACGAACTCTTTACCAACACATTGAAAGGCGTGAATATGGAACTGGATATAGATTTTTGTGACCTTGAAATAGACATCAAGGCTTGGGTTGAATGGGAATATGACCCCGACTACTCTCCCAACGAGGGACTCTACAACAAATTCATTTGGGTGGCTTATTTACAGATAGGCAACAACCGCATTGACATCACCGATGAACTCTCTGCCAAGGAGTGCAAATCAATTGAAAAACAGATTGAGGAGTCTATCGATGACAGCCTTTAATAAAGCCGTTTGGGAAGCCTACCAACAACTCAATGATGATGACATTATGGATGCCATCCAAGGCTCTGTAGCTATACCTCTTGCCATCAAATCAGGTGACTGGGAGTATGCCTTCCAGTTCATCAAAGAGCGCATTGACAACAAGATGACTCGCAGGGCTGAGTTTTACTTGTACAGCAAGACAAAGACACCATCAATTGATGATGATGATGAACTGCGTACCTTGCGAACCCTTTGGCTGAAAGAAGAATACAAGGGAGATAAAGATGAAACTTAAAAACACCATTGCAACGATTTTAGAGGAAAGCCAAGATGAATATTTTTGCCAGTTTTGCACGAAAAAGAAAATCACTTTTTATCCAGTCTGCTCCTGCTCTGGAAATTTCTTCAAACTTTCCGACTTTGACTTTGATACCCAATTCGCTATCGCCCAACAAATCTTTAACTCACAGAAAGGTATACCCAACCAAAAGAGCGACTGACAAGAAATCAGAGTTTGTATATACGAACTCAATGAACACAGACATTTCAAAAACTTTTCAAAAATTTAAACAGGAGTGAACATGAGTGAACAAAGCAAAGCCAACATGGGCGTTTACAGGAAACTGGCTGATGCCCGAAGAATGATGCGGTCACGCACATTAAAGAAATCAGGACACAATAAATTTGCAGGGTATAACTACTTTGAACTTGGTGACTTCCTGCATCCAGCA